ATACTCAGATTCGGGTAGGGGTGCGATCTCACCTTCTTCGATTTCTTCAGGGTGATTTAAAGTAGACATTTAATTTAGACCGAGAAAAATTCAAATCAAAATATGCGCATTTGCCCAGAATTATTTTCTCTGTGTATAGTACAACAACTCTCAAAATGGCCGGTGGTCTTATGCAACTCGTAGCTTACGGCGCCCAGGATGTCTACCTTACCGGTAACCCTGAGGTGACCTTCTTCCAGGCCAAATACAAGCGCCACACTAACTTCGCGATGGAGAACATCGAACAAACCGTCAACGGTACCGCCGCCAACTCCGGCCGCGTGTCCGTGACTGTCGCCCGTAACGGTGATTTGGTTGGTGACATGTACATCCAACTGGAGTCCGATGAGTCGGTTTCCACCACCACCGCCGCCGGTGATTGCAACTGGGTTGCCGAGCGTGCCATCAACAACGTTGAACTGTCCATCGGTGGCCAGCGCATCGACAAGCACTACCAGAAGTGGTGGCGCATGTACTCCGAGCTCTACTTGGACGAGGCCAAGAAGACCACTTGGGGTAAGATGACCACAGCGGAAGATGGCAAGACTGTCTACCTGCCCCTCATCTTCTTCTTCAACCGCAACCCCGGTTTGTACTTGCCTCTGATTGCGCTCCAGTACCACGAAGTCCGTTTGGATTTCGACCTGGCGTCAAACTTCGACACCTACCTGAACACCGGTGTGTTCAAGGTGTGGGCCAACTACGTCTACCTGGACACCGAAGAGCGTCGCCGATTCGCCCAGAAGGGTCATGAATACCTGATCGAGCAGGTGCAGCACACTGGTACCGACACTGTTACCTCCGGTGGTACCAAGCAGGTCCGCCTGTCGTACAACCACCCCGTCAAGGAACTGGTGTGGTGCTTCTCCAACGCCCTGACCAACAACTCTCTGTGGAACTTCACCACCGCGACCACTGATGCCAACATCAAGATCAGCTCCAACCCCGACGACGCCGCCGGTTCCAACTCGTTCATTTCCACCAACTCGTCCGGTGCTCCCCTTCTCGCCGTTGGTACTGGTGCCGACGGTGCCGGTGGTTCCAGCCGCTTCACCGAAGAAGCCGTTGGTCCCCTCAACACCTTCAAGCTCATCCTTAACGGCCAAGACCGTTTCAAGGAACAAGCGGGTAAGTACTTCAACCAGGTGCAACCCTACTACCACCACACTGGCTGCCCCTACCCCGGTATCTACTCGTACTCTTTCGCGCTCAAGCCCGAAGAGCATCAACCCACCGGTACCTGCAACTTCTCGCGCATCGATAACGCGCAAGTCCAGGTTGTGGCCAACACCCTCAACGACGCGACCTCCCTCCACATGTTCGCGACTAACTACAACGTCCTCCGCATCCAATCTGGTATGGGTGGCCTCGCCTTCTCCAACTAATTTGTTGGTTTCGGTATGTTAGTAAATTAAATCAAAAAATCATTTTTAAAATGCACAATTAATGCTATTTAAAAACGAAAATACATACTCAAATAGTATGTCTGCCCTTGCCACTTGTCATATTAAACCTCCCCTCGTACCACGAACTCGTCTTATAAAGAAGAAGTCTCGTGTAGCTGTCCGTGCAAATTATAAAATTACCCTCATTACACCTGGTGGTGATGAAACCTTTGAGTGTGATGATGAAACCTACATTCTAGATGCAGCGGAAGAAGAAGGTCTCAACCTCCCGTATTCGTGTCGCGAAGGTACTTGTTCCGTGTGTGTGGCGAGATTAGTGTGGGGTCATGTAAGCCAAGATGACCAATCCTTTCTTGATGAACATCAAATGATGAGGGGGTATACCATGTTATGTGTGGCTTACCCGAAAGGTGACTGCAAACTTAAAATAGAAGTTGAAGATGAACTATTTTAAGAAACTTAAATATAACCCTCCCATTTAATATAATGTTCAAGAAAGTCTTTGACCTTTTTATTAAAGTGGAAAAACCTATGTTAGGACGCTGGTCCCTAAAATCTTGTAGTGAAATTTCAACATCCATAAATTCTGTGTATCAGAATAGGGATCATTGTGGTGATGTCATATGTAAAACACCTAAGAAAGCTTCAGAATATAAGGATAAACCCAGTAACTAACTATGTATGAAGTTTACATTAAAGTAAAAAAATTTGTTTTGGGACGTTGGGGTAACGAAATTTCAGAATCAGATGTAATACGAATGTTGGTGCTGTCACTGTAGCTGGTATAAAAGATAAGCGCGATGAATAATCATGTATGAAATTTACACTGATGGCAGTTGTCTCGGAAATCCTGGACGTGGTGGCTGGGGTGTGGTTAGTGATGACTTTAAACTCTGTGGTAAACAGCCTGATACCACCAATAATGCAATGGAGATGACTGCGATTCTCAAAGCCCTCGAGGAATGTTTGAAGAGGGATATCCAAGAAGTGTGTATATTCACGGATAGTCAATATGTGAAGAATGGTATTAGCGCATGGATTATAAACTGGAAAAAGAACGACTGGGTGACTTCCACTGGTACACCCGTGAAAAACAAAGAGTTGTGGATTGCTATCGATGATGTGCGTAATAAACTTACACTTGTTAATTGGAAATGGGTAAAAGCACACAATGGAGATCCTAAAAATGAAGAAGTTGATACATTAGCTTACGAAGCTGCGGGTGGAACCCCTAAAACGAAGACTGCAAGTGAAACAAAGGGGTCAAAATTCTATGGCGTCTTTCGAGGATATATTCCTGGTATCTACACCACATGGGGTGAGGCTAAGACACAAATTGATGGCTATAGTGGGGCAGTGTATAAATCTTTTAAAACTGAAGAAGAAGCAAAAAAGTGGATGGTCGATACAGGTACATGCGTAAAAGAGCGAATATACTTGGATGTTCCTTTCGACGAAAAAGATGTAGTAAAATCAAAAGGTGGAAAATGGGACATGAATGAAAAAAAGTGGTGGGTACAAGAAATGAAACCCGAACTTGAGATTTATCTTCCAGGGTATCAATAGACCATATGAGTGTTAAACAAGACGAACAGTGTGAATGGTGTGAAAAACAAGAAAAGTTGCTTATAAAATGGGCAGAAAAAGCGGCTGGATACCGCTGGTTACATAATCACGCACGCCTATTCTACAAGAAACAAAATGACTGGTTAGCCTACCCAAGTATAGTTATAGCGAGTATAACTGGTGTAGGTGGTTTTGCAGTGCTAAATCCAAGTGGAAATAATGGGGTTTCAGATGAAACCAAAAATAACATTATGATAATTCAGTACTTTTTTGCATTCTTAAACGTCCTAGCGGGAATACTTACATCTATCAGTAAATTTAGTCAAAGTTTAAGTCTTTCGGAAGCACACTCTGCACAGTGCATACAATGGTCTAAGCTCTATAGAAGCATTGACATGGAACTTTCTCTTGATGTTAAACACCGTGATAACGTGGTTGAATTCATTATGAAATGTAGGGAAGATTACGACAAACTTCTCGACGATTCACCCGATATACCAGCTATTACAATCCAAGCTTTCTTGGTCCAGTTCCCCGATAAAGAGAATAAACCCGATGTATGCAACGGTCTAAGTATCGTTGTAAGTGATGATGCTGCATCACTCACTGGTTCTAGACGCGCAGTTTCCAGATGGCTGGGGGCTTTTAGTAACGTGGCGTCAAATAGAAGGAGGAGTAGTGATATAGGGCGAACAGAATCAATAGAAATAATATCAGGTTAATATAAATGTTATTGATAAAACTTTTACCAATTCTCATGATTACCCTCGTGTATGGTCTCATCTACGCTTCTATTCATAGAGCTGACCCAGGAGCCTTTGGATTCAAGGATGGTCTTGTTGACCCTTTCTACTTCTCTTTCACTACAATGAGTAGTGTTGGTTATGGTGATTACAGTCCCCAAACCAGAATCGCGAAGATGCTGGTCATGTCGCAACAATTCCTCCTTATTGGTGAAGTTGTAAGCCTTTTCGGTCTCGACCGTATAGGCAACCTCAATAAATCAACTTAAAGTTGAAGTTCCTATGTAGTATGTGGGTGGTCCCACCGTTATACAAGTTGGTTAGTAATATAATCAAGTTGCACCGTTCTTATAGCTCAGTTGGTTAGAGCGTAGTGCTTATAACGCTAAGGTCATGGGTTCGAGCCCCGTTTGGAACAGCTTTTAGAGTGGGTTATCCTCACTGTAAAAGTTG